TATCAGGTACGGGTAGCCCCAGACGGCTTATATTTTCTAATAGAGAAATACCTTCATTAGAGATATAGAAGAAAATAGTAGCGGTACGGATTGCTGAACCATTCTTTAATAGGTAAATATCAAGGCAGTGTGCAATGCCAACCAACAGTAGAATTAGCACTTTGCGAGTAAGCCCGCGAAAACCGATCTCACTGGAGAGTTTATGTTCATTAATTGCGCAGAGCACACCGGTAATATAGTCCGCCACCATGAAAATGAGTAGAACATACAAAAAGCCATCCAGGCCGCCTAAAAACCAGCCAAGAAATGCACCAACAGCACCAAAACAAGTATTGATGATGGTTAAACTAGTTGTCTTCATCTGGATTATCAACTCCTCTCGAATACTCGGCCTTAATTTCCAGATACTCATGGTTGTATTTGACGTCATCGATAAAACCAATGTTATAGCCACGGCCTTCAAACCAGATGTTAGTTTCTTCGTCAACGTCGTCACGGTATCGGATAATAAAGGACAATTGCTTTTCCAATTTAACGGATACCGCCGTGTAATATTCTTGACCATGCAGAGCAGAAACTTTTGCCCACACATCGCCTAAGCGAACATCCTTGTACATCGACATTCCAGTATTAGGATTTTCGCCGACATATTTCTTTTTCGTCAGCGTAATGCGGCGATCTAGCTCACCAATATCAGCAATCTTACTGATACGTTCGTTTTGCTGTTGCATTAAAATTCCTCCTTCCGGTAAGGGGACAAGATGGCCCGAAGAAATTTAATCATGGCATCAAAATCAGCTGTTTCCCGATATTCATAAAGGTAAGCCACTGTATAGAGAATGGCGGTATGAATATCATCAGGGAGGGGATCAAACGCTGATAGTGGTTGGCGAAGCACATTCTCGACCGTAGCTGTTGCCGATCCAATCAACTTTGTGATGAGGTCATCTTCAACAGTGTTGTCCACCCTCAGGTAGGCTTTTGCTTCGGCCAAAGTAATAGCAGCCACATTTCATCAATCCTTTCTACTTGGCGGCCATTGCGAGCGTCTTGATTGCTTCAGGGAGAATGACTTTGGCATCTGTTCGTTCAGAGCCTAAGAAGCCAACTTGACCAGTTACGGCGTATAACTCATTCAGACGTTTGAAGGTTCGTCCCTGTCGATCCGCAATCCAGTAATAATTGAAGTCACCAAAGAGCAGCGGCTTATTACCAGCTGCGAGAGTTGGCATGTATGGACTGGTATAAACCGGGCAGTTTAAAATCCGGTCAGGTTGACCGGCTTGAACCGATGGTTGCCAGATGTATTGGTCGTTCTTATCTTTCAACTTCCGAATAGCTTTGACGGTGTCATCGTTCATTAAGAAAACTGCATTTTGCCGGTATGGTGCTTTCAGGGAGTAGAAGAGGTCAATTAAATCATCAAAGGTAAGAGTGTCTGCTTTAGCAGCGGTGGAACCAGCGGAAGCACCATTGGTATCAGTCAGAATCCCAGTTGGCTGGTTAGTGCCAGTGCCCGTTAGAAAAGCTTGTTCTTCGGCATTACCTAACCGGCGACCAAATTCACCTGAAAGGTAGGACATTAAATCAAAGGCCGAGTCGTTGAGTAATTCTTCGGACACTTTGATTAAGGTTCCTAACTTGTGAGCAGAAAGTGATACTTGACTGAATTGGGTGTTGGATTCCGTGTAGGCGGCTTCTTCATCCAGCCAAGCTGCAGTTCCTTCGCTAGCAACTACAGGAATTTTGTGTTCACCGCTATTAGTTTGAATGACGTGACTGATGGTGCGCATCACGTTGGCTTCTTGCAATTTTTGAATCAGCTGATTTTCAAATTCGTCCGGGACCAGAAAGCCACCATCCGGATCAGCACCTTCCTTTAAGGCATCAGCTGCGCCGTGTCCACGCATCATTTGCCAGAAATCCTTTGCATATCCGGTTTGTTTGTCAGGTACTTCTCCAGCAGCTGGGGTATGAGTAAGGGCTGTGGTAGTGGGCTGATTGAGTTCTGCTTCAATTTTGGCTTGCTTATGGAGCCGATCGATTTCCTTCCCGAGATTAACCACGTCTTGTTCCATCTTTTCATACTTGGCATTATCTTCAGCTGATAGTACATCAGATTGCTTTTGCTTTTCATCGAGAAAATCCTTAGCTTGTTTCCAAATACGGGCACGTTTTTCTTGTAATTCGGTAATCTTAGTCATAGAGAAAATCCTCCTTGAAATTTAGTGTGATAACAAAGAAAGCCGCTTTTGTAGCGACTTTACAGAGATAGTATTTTGGCTTGTTCGTTTGAGTTTATTGAGGACAACGAGATCCGATTGCTTATCCGAATAGGAATAACAATCTGTGATATCTTTATTTTGACCTAGCATATCATCAGCAAAGCCTAACTCGATGGCCTTGTTAACGTTCATCCAGGTTTCGTCATCCATCATGGCTGAAATCTTCTCGCGGGGTAGGTTTGTTTTCAGTTCGTAAGCATTGATAATGGCTTCTTTAGTTTCCACTAGCATTTGAGCTGCGTGATCGAGATCCTTTTCTTGGCCACCAACAATGGTTAAGGGATTGTGGATCATCAGCATAGCAGAAGGAGCCATCGAAACGGTCGTCCCTGCCATGGCAATGACTGAAGCTGCCGAAGCCGCAATTCCTGAGATTTTGACGTTGACGTCATTTGGATAATTCATCAACATCGTGTAGATTTGACTGGCAGCGGTGCAGTCGCCACCGGGTGAGTTAAGCCAGAGATCGATTGGTCCTTGGCTTTCATTAAGTTCATCTTGGAATACTTGTGGCGAAACATCGTCATGAATCCAGCTATCGGGAGCAATTACCCCAGAAATAGCTAGCTGACGCTGATCGCCATCTTGATTCCAGTTCCAGAAGCGTTTCAAGATTGATCATCCTCACTTTCTGTGTTCTTATTTGCAGATTGCTTTTGATAGAAGTTACCAGCTTGACTGAGTGGTAGCATATTACCGTTAACCAAGTATTGATCACCACCTTCGTTTGCTGGGATGCGGTTGAGGTCCTCCAGTTCACGAATATCATTAGCTGATAGCCAGCCGTTTTGTCGGCCAATTGCGTAACCATTCATGCGGCTTTCGTAATCACCGCGCAGCAAGCCATCAACGTTGAATTTGATGAAGTATTTCTGCTGGTCGTCAGGTGAAAGTAATTGCTGGTTCATCGCTTGTTCCCAACGGACACACCAAGGGTTCAAGGTGTACTTCACAAATTCGAGCGACTGCTGTTCAATGTTTGAGAAGGTGGAACGATCCAGGTCACCAACCATGTGTGGTGGTACACGAAAGATCCGTGCAATCTCATCTAGTTGAAATTTTCGCGTATCTAGAAACTGTGCTTGGTCAGGTGGAATGGAAAGCTGGTGAAAAGTCATTCCTTCTTCCAAGACAGCAATGCTGTGATTATTAGATCCCGAAAATTGTGACTGCCAACTTTTCCGAAGCCGTTCAGGGTCTTTGACTACATTAGGGTGCTCGAGAACACCACCAGGCGTGGCATCATTTTTGAAGAAAGTGGCTCCATATTGTTCGGCAGCCATGGATAATCCAATCGCATTCTTAGCCATAGCAATGGGACTGTAGCCAATCAAACCATCAAAGCCTAGTCCTGCGATATGGAGAACTTCATCGGATAAGAGAATAACTTGTTTTGATTTGTTCTTTGCTTGGTAATCATCGTAGTTGCGATTATAGGTGTAGTAGATTTCACCGTTAGCGGCCCGATTGACGTCCATCCGGTCTGGCATTAACGGATAAAGCCCTGTAATTTGGCCTTGACCATTGCGAATGATTTGTGCATAGGCGTTACCCCACAGCAATAAATGGTTCATCATGGTTTCACGAAAGATAAAACTGGTCATTTCTGGATTTGGCGCATCATGAAGCAAAAAATAAAGCGGGTGGTTAATTGCCCGCTGTTTGCCACCATCGCTGGTGTATTGATAAATATGGAGTGGTAGTTCAGCTAATCCTTCCGCTAAGACCCGCACACAAGCATAAACCGCTGTATTCTGCATTGCAGTGCGTTCGGTCACATTTTGGCCAGCCATCGAACTGCCGAAGAAAAATGACATGGTGCTGGATAGGGTGTTTTTGGGTGAAGCTTTATTGGTATGGAACAATTTATTAAATAGACTCATGGCATCAA